AAGTATCCGCCTAATTTTGAATATACCATCAAGTGGCTACCCAAAACCACGCCTAACGCAACCGAGATTGAAAAAACCGCGAAGGCTATCGCCATGTTACAGGCAACGGGGCTATTGCCTGACGATATGTTGGTTGATATATTGGTTGGCTCACTGCCTGGCATTTCGCGGGAAAAGGCCATGGAAGCGTTGAAAAATCGACCTGACGAAATTGGCCGTTTTGCAGCGAATGGGGCGGTGAAATAATGATGCTCCCAACATTAAAATTGTGGCTATTGCAAATGATAGAAGATTTGCCAAATGAGGATAATCCATTTTTGCCCTGGTATGATACCTGTATCGGCATGGTGGTTTGCGCCGAAGACGAACTATCGGCGCGTGAAATCGCCCAAAGTAACGGCGAAGACGAATTGAGAGGCGAATGGATAAGCGATAAAGTATATGCTAATGCCAGGCAAGTTTGGAATAATTCAAAGTACACAACCTGCGTAGAATTGCGTCCTGAGAAAGAAGGCGTAATAATAAAAAATGTACTAGAGGCTTAATGGCTCAATTTACTGACATTCCCCTGAATAAAATAGACCGCGCGGGCTATACCGCCTTGAGCCGATTGCAGGTGTGGTTCACCGCGCAAACTCACGCCATGCTTTGGGAGATGTCACAAGACTTAACGGTGGCCTTACACCGCGCGGCGTGGCGTGATGGCGTTATCCCCTTCACCGAGTCCCGCAAATTGGCGCAATACTCGGCCAAGAAATGGGCGATATTTAATGAGGCGTGGCAAAAGTTATTCAAGGCCAGTCGCAAACAAGCGGCCTCCATTCCCTTCGGCTCGTTGGCGCGGTACCACGCGTACTATTTCAAGCAGTTAAGCGAAAACCTCACCCCGACCCTCTCCTACATAGGAGAGGGAGCGAAACTTCCCCCTGATGTCGGGGGGACTGAGGGGGGTAGACCACTGAACGAAGATGGCTTGTCCATTGGGGGCGCGGTGGTGTTTGACCCGCAACGACAGGAAATTTTAGATGCGGTGGAGGCGCGGGTTTGGGGGGATAATTTCAACCTGAGCCAACGCTTATGGAAACTCGACCAGGACAGCAAGGCGGGGATTGCGGCCACGATTCAGGCGGGCATTGCTGAGGGGGAATCGGCCTGGGATATGGCGCAGAAATTAGAGAAATATCTCGGCGCAGGGGCGGATTGCCCGCGTTGGGCGCAGGAACGCTTAAGCGACCTGACCAAATCGGACATTGCGGCGGGCGACCAAACGGGTTTAATCAAGGGTAATCCATGTGGCTCTGAGGGCGTGGCTTATAATGCCTTGCGTTTGGCGCGCAACGAAATCAATCTGGCGCACCATGCGGCGGTGGATGCCTTATTCAAGCAACAGCCCTGGGTGACGTATGAAAATATCAATCTGAGTCCTGCCCACCCCCGCCAAGACATTTGTGATGACATTGCGGGGCAAGGGCCGTATAACGGGGCGTATCAACTTGGCACACATTCATTGCCGATTCATGTGCATTGCCTCTGCTATAAGACGGCGGTCTTAATGCCCCCCGACCAATTTGCCACACAACTTAAGGGGTGGGCGAGTGGCGCGGCCAAGTGGCCTGAGATGGACAGCTACGCCGATTTTGTGGGGCGTGAGCCGCAAGCGGTTTCAGCTAGTGCGCTCAATTCGTTGGCGCAACCCATGATGTATTGGCTGCTTAATCAAGCGTTAGAGCAGGTGTTGCCATGATGCTTCCGTCTCAGTTGGTCGGGCAATTGCAACAGTTTCGCCGTTTGCTCATTTCGCTATTGAATACTGTTGATGATATACTTTGCTTGCCGCGCACCATTCCCATGAAGGCGGAACGGCAAACGGCTAAACGAGTGGGGCAATTATGACGCAAATCATTGCATCAGGCGAAAGATTATTTTGGCCGCAATTTCAAATTAAAAATAAGGACGCGGTCAAAGAGGCGCGGCTAAACCACTTGGCTTCATTGATGACAACCAAGCAGGCCACGCCACAGGACATGGCCGAGCATGACGCTCTGGCTAACGAATTGTATCAAGACGATTTATTGGCCGATATTTTGGCAACGACTAATCGGCCTCAGTATATTGAATTGACAAGCCTTAAAGCCGTGCTATAATTTTGGCAGATAGAAATGGATTTAAACGCAACATGGCGTTTCAAATAAGCAGACCCTAAAGGTTTTGAAAACCTTTAGGGTCTCACACAACACGAATTTAAACCCCACACAGTGGGTATAAAAATATCCTTGCAAGGTGGGGTAGTCACTCTGATTTAGTCAGAGGGGCTACCCCAAATCACACGCTCAACGGTAGCAACCTACTCAACGGCGTAAGCAGTGACAATCTGTCACCGCTTACGCCGTTTTTGTTTTTCCCCCCATGAACAAAAAACCCACCCCCAAAAATGGGGATTTACTAGAACAAACCTTAAACAGAATTACTTTAATGCCGTTGACTGAGGCGGAGGGCGCGTCACCCTCTCGGCGCATTTCAGCCATTGGGATTACCGCCGATGTGCTAAACCGAAATGGGCGCATGTATCCTGCTTCGGTTTTGAGCGTGGCGGTTTTGGAAGCGCAACAACGCATGGCGCAAGGGGAATATCTCTTTGGTGAGCGTGACCACCCGCATGATAGAGATGGAGCTTCATTAGAATCGACCTGCGTTAATTGGGACAAAATCACCTTTGATGGCAAACAGGTATTGCTTGAAGGGGTGATTATTCAGAATGAAGCAGGCAACGACATTTTGGCCTTTTTTGCCGAAGGCATTATGCCGTGTGTGTCGCAACGCGGTTATGGTGCGAGTGATTACATCAAGCAGGGTGATGGCTATGTTGAGCAAATCCTTAGCTTGAAAATTTTAGGCTATGACTTAGTGGTTTTTCCCAGCGACGCAGTGGCTGGGGTGACGAAAGTAGAATCAGAGGAGTTGTCAAAGATGAATGGAACGCAAAACCCCACAGACATCACCCCCCCGTTGACTGTGGATGATTTCAAAAAGCAATATGGGGACGTGGTTGCTCAATTGTTAAATGAGGAGCAACAGAAGCGAGAGGCCGAGTCGCAAGCGCAAGCGCAGGCTCAGGCTAAAATTCAAGCCGAGAAAGATGAATTGGAACGCCAGTTGCGTGAGGCGGCGGGCGTGCCAGAATCGGCGAATTTGCAAGAAGCCCTGAAAGCGCAAGCCAATAAAATGAAGCAGATTCAGGAGGCGGAACTCAAGGCGCAAATTGACACGGCCATTACTGAGGCGGCGGACAAATTGAAATACTCTGCTGAGATGAAGGGCAAATTTGTGGAGTCGGTCAAGCGGCTTGAGCCTCATTCGTTGGAGGAGGCCAGCCGATTTATCGCCGCGACCCAAATTGATTATGATGCGCGCATGGCGGAGGTGGCACTCAAGGCGCAGGGCTATGTGCCGCAAAAGGGGCCAGTGATTCAGGCCAATGATGTGTTGGAAAGTGAGTTGGGGATTCCTGAATTTGCGCGGGCGGCGTTTGAATTGAACGAGAGTTTGCGTAAGACCACCCATACGGTATTGCTCAACTTTAAGCAGCCGCGTAACTTGAATGAGGCGTATGCGGCGAAGGTATTGCAATTATTTGCGAGTAAACATCGGCATCAACTCAAAGAAGAATCGCGCATGTGGGCGGAGGCGGAAACAACCGCCGATTTGCCTTTGCGTTATTCGGCGGCGTATGGCGCAATGTTGGAGTCTCTGCCTAAGTTGGTGTCATCTTCGGTGTTTGATTTTGATACGATTGACGGTAGCCATACTGAAATTTTCTTTGAGAAATATGTCGCCGAAACGGGGTCACACCCTACCGTTAGTAGCTTGGCGGTGGTCGCGACGTTGGGTGAATATGTGGAGATTACGGGCAGCTTGATTGATTTTAGCTCAGTGGTCGTGACCCATGCTACCACCCTAACCACCATTTATGAATTGGGAACGGATTATCTCATTGATTACGATGAGGGCAAATTCATGGCTCTGACAGGCGGGGCGATTACCAATGGGCAAACCGTTTTGGCTTCTTACAAATATCGGGCGTATCGCAATGGGGAAATGCAACCCATTCAGCGCGGCAAGGGCAAAATTGATAGCCAACTCATCAAAACAACTCCCTTGCGCTTGGCAACTCAGATTAGCGATGAGGCCATGCGCTTTAGTCGCAGTCAATTAGGCTGGGACGCAACCAACCGCACGCTCAGTATGCTGGCGACAGAGATGCAACGCACCATTGATGCTCATGTCTTTGCCAATGCCATGCACGCTGTATTACGGGTGGAGAATAATAGTGGTGGTAGTTACGCCTCTACTGCGCCCATTGCTGATTTGGTGAAGATGATTGGTTACGCTAAGGTTAAGCTGTCTGGTACGGGGCGATATTACCTCCCGACGGCTATCGTCATGAGTGAGGCGAATAGTGATAATGTGGGAAATTGGGACGGCTTTACTCAAGCAGGCTCGCGCCCTGATGGTGATTTAAATGCCAATGGTTTCGCGGGACGGCTGAAAGGTACGCCCGTTTTTGCCTCAACTGAGTTTAGCGATTCCTTTACCCTGGTGACTAATCGGGAGTTGGTCATGCACCGCGTCTCTGACCCGATGGAGATTCAGGGGCCTTTGCCCTCTTATAGTAGTGAGGGTCAACTGGTGGCCGCGAACCAATATTACATGCAACAATATTCGGCCTCCCCTTCTCCCATCAAAGAGAAAGGCGTTTACATTCGACACACCTAATTTAAGCTAGTCAGCTTGTCAGTCGGTCAGCTAGTCAGCTTGTCAGCTAAAAACTGAAAGACTGACTAGCTGATAGCTAACCTAAAAGGATAACCAACTATGAATAATTTCCCCCGTACCCATTACTATAATTTAACGATGTTGGTGGCTCTGATGCTTGTGTTGATAATGGTCGCAAGCATGAATTTTTCCGCCAAACGCATTGAGGCCGCGCCCGCGCTTGCGCCCACGCCGATTGCCAACCTGTTGGATAATGGCGGCTCGGCGAAGGTGGTTGATTTTATTGTTAAGCAAGCATTGACCGCTTCTCTTAATTCAGCGAGACAGAGTTTGGGCAATGTGCAATATTTAGATGTGCAAACCACCATTGACCAAACGGCAGTGAATACCGCCTCCGTCAAAATTCAGTATTCTAACGATAATGTCAATTGGGCGAATGGCGTAACGCTAGTGAGCGATAACGCCGCCGATGCGACTGACTTAACACGAGTGCCAAACTTTGGCCTGTACACTCGCTTTGCGGTGACGTTAGCCAATAGCAATCCCGTAACGGTGACAGTCAACGGCATGATTGTAACGAGGTGACAATGATTACGGTCAAGATAACCTCGCCTGTGCCGATTATTTTGGCAGGTCAACGGGTTTTGCCTGGCGAAACCCACACAGTCAACTTGGGGCAATATCTCCAGGCCAAAGAAGTATATCCTGATGGCCTTAAGCCGATTACCCCGATTGATGAAGTTGTTGCCACTGAAGTTGTTGTTGAACCCGTTAAGGAAGCCAAACTACCCCATGATGAGTCTGTCCAAGTTAGTCCAACTACTCGAAAACGACGTACCGCAAATTGAAACCGTCCCTGGACGGCTGCAAGTGGAGCAGGCGGTGCGGGCAGCAGTAGATGATTTTTCCCTGCGCGCCCCCATGCGAAAGGTGACGGCGATTAACTTGGTGAGTGGCACGGTTTCTTACACTATGCCATTGGATTTTTCTAAGCTGATTAAGGTTTGTCCCGTTGGCGGAAGTGGCAACATGGGTTTAGTGGCTGTGCCAATGGGGTCAGTGACAGAAAGGGCATTTGTGCAGGGCGATAAGCTGGTGTTTTATCCTCAGCCTACCAGTTCAGGCCAGCGAGAGGTGCATTATGCGGCCCGCTATGCTTTAGATGAAGGCCGTAATTATCAGGATATGACTGAGCCGATAGCCCACATTGTGTTGCTCAAGGCGAAGGCTATCTTAACAAATCTTTTGGCAACGAATACGGGTGGGGACGGCTGGAAATATTCTATCGGTGATGAATCGGTGGATAAATCTACGCAGGGCAATAATTTGCGGCAAAATGCTGACCATTTCCATAATGTTTATATGGAAGCGGTCAATCAGTTTATCGGTTTTGTAGGAGTTAGGGGGTAGGAGTCGCAACGCTTGCTTTGCGACCACACAGCAAGCTGCGTGACTCCTTAACAACTATGCTAACGGCTCACGATAGGGCGCAGATGACCAAAGCCTTAAAGATGGTGCGGATGGATAACCTCCAACCCATTGTCATACGGCGGCGGTCATTTAGCAATGCTGACCCCGAAGGCATAGAGCTTGAGCTTGTGCCGCAATGGGTACGGATTGCCCGTTTATCAAGTGGCTCGGCTTCGGCCTCCAAAGGTGAAGGGTCGGAGGTGACGCGGCAACGTTGTTTGGTGGTGGCCGATAAGTCGGCGGACATTCAGGTACATGACCGCTTTAACGATGAAAATGGTTCGTTATATATCGTCAATGCCATTCGCCCTAATCGCCTCGTGCAGTTATCGGCTGAGGCGGAGATGGTGAGCTAGTCAGCGTTCAGCTAGTCAGCTAGTCAGCAAAAACTGACAGGCTGAACGCTGACCGACTGAGTAGCTGACAAACTATGTCTTTCGAGTGGATTGTTCCGCCAAGTGCCTGGGATGGCGAGTTCCGTCAACATCCTGAAAATGTGATGGTGGCTCTGTTGGCGATTGGTCAACGGGCAGGGACGGAGATGCAAAATCAGGCCAAGCGGGACGCGCCCTGGACTGACCGCACAGGCAATGCGCGGACGGGCTTGATTGGCACGGCTGATAAAATCGGCGCGACGCAGGTGGAGATTGTGCTAGGCCATACGGTCGTTTACGGCGTGAAGTTGGAGCTAGGGCATGGGCGCAGATTCGCGGTGGTCGAGGCCACCATTGAGAATTATCTGCCGCAATTGGAAGGATTGATTAGAGAGGTGTTTGGGGCATAAAAGCTATCAGCGTTCAGCTAGTCAGTCGGTCAGCTATCAGCAAAAGCTAACAGGCTAAAAGCTGACCGACTGACTAGCTGACAAGCTGACAGACTAACTATGAAACAAGCCATGCTGAATGTATTGCAAGCGGATGCCGATTTGAACGCTCTCTTAACGGGCGGGATTCATGGGGTGGTCGAAATCAATAGGCGCAAAACCCCAACGGCCTTTGATAGTGGCAATGAATTGTTGCCCTGCGCCCTCCTCAAGCAAATCTCCGCCGTGCCTGATGGCCCGTATAACACCAGCCAACGGGTGATACTTAGCCTGATAATGTACCAACTCAACAACCACGCCATTATTGAACAAGCCCGCCATCGGGCTTACGCTTTACTCAATCAGCAACGGCTCACGCCGATTAACGGTGGTGGCGGTTGGCTGATTGAGCATAACAACGATATTTTGGACACTTACGATGATGCCCTGAACGCTTACATGATTGTGAGCCGATTTAGGGCTTGGGTAAATAGGATTTAGCTCGTCAGCGTTCAGCCAGTCAGCCATCAGCAAAAAAGCTGACAAGCTGAACGCTGACAAGCTCATTAACGAATGAGTAAACCGTTTGGATTACGCAATGTAAAACTGGTCTCAATGGACGGCCTGACGGTTGTGCCGTTGGAGGCCAGCCAGACTCTCGGCTTTAGCGAGAAAATTAGCGGGGGCGAGTTGAAGGGTGATGATGTTATCAAGGCATTGGTTTCCTTCTCTGAGCAAATTGAATGGGAGCTAGAGGCGGGCGGGATTCCTTTTGAGGCTTACGCCCTCATCACGGGGCGCGCCATCACGACCACAGGGACAACGCCCAACCGCACCTCCACCTTAACGGGGCATGGCGGGGACGTTTATCCCTATTTTCGCATTTATGGGCAGTCGTTGGGCGATATGCAAGATGATGTCCATTGTAAGATTTTCAAATGCAAGGCCAGTGGCAAGATTGAAGGGAAGTTCGGCGAAGGCAAGTTTTTCGCCACCAAAATTAAGGGGAATGGCGTGCCTGATGATGCAAGCAGTGGCAAAACGTTTGAATTTGTCACGCATGAAACGGCCACGCCGATTAGCGTTTAGCTAGTCAGCGTGTCAGCGTTCAGCTAGTCAGCAATCAGCGTTCAGCAATGAGCAAAAAAAGCTGACCGACTGACCGACTGACCGACTGACAAGCTGAAAGACTGACAGACTTATTATGAGCAAACGTAGAGCGCAGTTTAAGGTTAATTATGAATTTGAGTTGCCGAGTGGCAATGTGGTTTTATTGAAGCCTGTTTCCATGTTTGACTTGGCGGCACAGGGGAAAATTCCGCAAAGCCTAACGGCGGCGGCGGAAGAAGTGACAAATCGCAGCGGCAATGGTGGGCTGAATCTTGAGCAGATGAAGGAATATACCAAAGTGGTTAACGCGGTAGCCATCGCCTGTTTCGTTGACCCGCCTTTAGCTGAGGCAGAATCGGAAGAATATTTAGCGGTGGGCGACCTCTCTTTTGTGGATAAACTCTCCGTGTTTCAATGGGCGAACCAGGGGCCGCAAGCCCTGAAGCCGTTTCGTGGAGAATCGGCGGGAGTGCCTAACGCTCTATAATGTTGCCACTGCCTTCGGGCAGCGACCCTCCGCCATTATCGGCGTGACCGATAATTACACGGCGTATCAATTTGACGTGGCCGTGATGTTAGTAGGCCGCACCTGTGAACGGTTAGCCCGTGATGATAATGGCGATTTAGAGATTTATTTAGACGGGGAAACGGTGAGTAAATATCAATCGCCACCCGTGCAAAACTTACCTAAAGTAAACATTAACGCCATGGGAACATGGTAATTCAGCTAGTCAGGAGGAATTATGAGCATTGCATTGTATGAACAGGCGCGGCAATCGTTTGCGAGTGGCGAAATAAATTGGGGTAGCGATACCATTAAGATGCTGTTGGTTGATTTGGGGCTTTATACGCCCAATTTGGTAACACATCGCTACTTTACCTCGATTCCCACCGAAGCGATTGTGGCAACGGCGACCCTCACGGGTAAAACGGCCACCAATGGCGAATGTAAGGCCAGTGACGTGGTATTTCAAAATGTTAGCGGGGAAACGGTGGAGTCGTTCCTGATTTACAAGGATACGGGAACGGGCGCAACCAGTCCGTTGATTTTGGTAAATGATGGGGTGATTCCCGTCAACTGCGCGGCGGTTGCCAGTGTGGGCGCAACGACTTTGACCATTGACCCGTTGTTTTTACCCGCCAAAACGGGCAATCAAGTGGTGTTTTCAGGTGGCGTGACCGTGACTTTAACGGCGGATGCGGCACAAGGGGCGCGCTCACTCGCCATTACCGCACTCACCAGTGGGCAATCCATTGCGGCGGGTGAGGCGGGGACCGCTTACGTCGGTGGCAAGTTACGCTTTACGCCGAACTCTGGTAACGCCGAGATGGTTTGGGGCGGGACGTGGATTTTCAAGTTGTAGATAGCTAGTCAGCCAGTCAGCGTTCAGCTAGTCAGCAAAAAACTGACCGACTGAACGCTGACTGGCTGATAGACTGACAGGCTGATGATGGATTTAGCGATATTAAAGGCTGAATTAGACAAGTTGGATTATGCGCTGCTAGATGACGCGGCGGCGGCTGCGGCGTTGAACAAGAAAGACATCGCCACGTCTCACCCCGTTAATC